TCTTCTTCAGCACGTCGCCGCCGAAGATATCGAGCCCCTCGAGCGCATCCTTGCCGGCCGCCGTCGCCATGCGGGCAATGATCGGCTCGACCTCTTTCCGGAGCGGTTCCCAGTCGAAGTCGACGTCCTCCCAGGCATGGTTGAAATGGCCGTCCGGATCGTCGCTCGACGGTTCCGACTTCTTCAGCCCCAGCGCGTCGCCAAGCTGGCGCGATATTTCGTCCGCGGCGCCGGCCATGAACCGCTTCAGGACCCGGCGCAGGCTTGCCTCGGCACCCGCTGCCTTGGTCAGGTCAGGCTTTTTTTTTAGGTCCTCGATCGGCACCACCGGCGCATCGACAGGCGGCACCACCGGTTCGGGCGGGTCCACCACATCCCTCAGCGGCACCCAGCCGGACGCGGTGTAGAGCATCGGCACGTCGCCGCCATCAACGGGCTCCTCGCCGTTGCGCACCCGGACCTCATTCAAGAGCAGCGACCCATTCCTTTGCCGCATGTCCTCGATCTTGGCCTTCGTCTCCGGATCGAATTCCCGATCCTCGATCCAGTCGAATTCGAGGTCGGGCCGGCCGAAGTCCTCGATGAGGATCCGGCTCATGATCCGGCGGACGTAGCCCATGAGGTTGGCGATGCCCGCCGCCTCGGCTGCTTCGTGCTGTGTCTCGGTCCCGCCCTTCGATCCCACCGGCTTGTTGAACGGCTGCGGCGAGGTGGAGAAGGTGAAGCAGATGATGCGGGCCAGCCACTCGTCGAACGTATCCTGCAGGTCGGGCTGGCCGATCGCGTTCCATTTGAACCCGGCCGGCAGGAACATGTTGACGCGCCGGCTCTGGACGTCGCCCTGTGCCAGCAGCGCGTTCCAGTTCTGCTCGACCTGGCGAACCTGATCCGGCGTCGTGCCGGCCGGCGCCTCGAAGAAGCCGTCGCTGAGGTTGCCGTGGGTGAAGAAGGCTTTCTGGTGCTTCAGCCGCTCGATCTGCGTCTCGGCGAAGTTGACGATCTGCTCGACCCTCGAAAGCCCATAGGCCCGATCCGGACGGACGTTCTGCGGATAGTAGAGAAGCTCCTGCGTCGTGTAATCGACGGCAGGCATCCCCTTGAGCACCTGCTGAAACGCCGGCGACGGTGCGATCGGGCGGCGCCCGCTCTGGTCCAGCAGGACCTTGATCGTGGCGCCGTCGAGCAACTCGAACGAATAGGGCCGGCCACCAAGATCGCGGCGCCGGTAGATCGAGACGGCGTCCAGCACGAACAGCTGGTCCAGCAGCCCGCGAAGCCACTGCGCCCAGTCGAGGTTGCGGTCCGGATATTCAAGCTGAGCCTGGATATCGAGGATGGAACGGTCGCCGGCTGCCGCCTTTACCCCGTTCCGCGGCTTGATGGTCCACTCGACCGATTCGAGCTTGTCCTTCTGCCCGTCCATGATGATGCGGATCAGGTCGCAATTATCGGCGAGCGCCTTCAGCTTGGCGAACCCGACCTTTTCGCCGGCACGCGGGCCGTAGTTGAGGTTGATCGCGACCGGATAGTCGAACGCGCGGCCCTTGACCTCCGGCGGCGCCATCGGCTGCAGCGGCTGCGACGGGCCGAACCAGTCGGCTGGAGCCGTGCCGGTGAAGGCGTAGCGCATGGCGGCCAGCGTGCGCTGGACGATGCCGTTCTCAGCCATCGCGCCTCCTTTCAGGCCGCTGCGGGCTGAAGCTTGTCCTGGGCCCAGCTGAGCCAGCCGGAGATGTCGGCGCCGCGCGTCATGTAGGTTAGCGCCTGCGTCGTCGAGTCGACGTCGTCGTCATGAGCCGCGTTCGGAAAGGCGGCCATGGACGCAACGTAATCGGCGGCCCACGGCGCGTCTTTCGGGATAAAGACCCGACCAGACTCAATGAGCGCCGTCACGGCATATGCGCGAGAGACCTTGTCCGTCTCGACCTTGACCGGAATGATCGGCAATACGGTTTCGCGCCTAAGCTCCTGGATCAGCGATTGCCCCGATGCCTTGTCCTCGACAAGCACTGCCGCGACCGTGACGCCCTCGAAAGATTGAGCCGCCTTCGAGACCACCATCCGTTTGAGGTCTGGGAACTCGACTTTCTGCTTCCAGACATCGAGCAGGAAGTATCCTCGGTCCGTCTCCGCCCATGTAGTGCAGACGGAGAAATCGTTGGACGTATTGATTTTGAACGCCGTGTCCCAGCTCTGCACGATTCGCTTGATCGGTGGTAGCGCACCACGCGTGAATTCCCGCCACCACGCGATCCTGAATATACCTCCCTCGGCATCCGATGGCCGCTGCTGGTAGAGCGCGTTCCAAGCATGGGATCCGAGTGCGGCCTTGATTTTCTGAAGGCGCGCCAGCGGGTAGCGTTCAGGGTGAAGCGGTTCGCCGATTCGCCTGTGGACCTCGTCTTCCTCGGCTATGGCGGGGAAGCTGATTACCTCCCACTTGTCGCCCTCGCCGTTCTCCATTTCGGCAAGCAGGCGACCGGCTAGGTCGTCCTGATGCCAGCGGGTCATCCCGAGCAGAACCCCGCTCTTCGGCGAGAGGCGGGTGTAGAGGGTAGTCGTGTACCAATCCCAGACCGATTGCCGAAATGTCGCTGAGTTCGCCTCCTTCGCGTCCTTCACCGGGTCGTCGATGATGGCAATGTCAGCACCCATGCCGGTGATACCGCCGCCGACGCCGGCGCTGCGATAGGCACCGCCATGATTTACGATTTCGAAGATATCGCTGTTGCGAAGTGGTGAGTTTGCGATCGTGACGATGTTCTTCCCGTTCAGCATCGTGCCGGGGAAGATGCGACGGTAGGCGTCGTCGTCGATAATTCGCTGGACCTCGCGATTCGTCCTGCTGGCGAGGTCCGACGCATAGCTGGTCGAAATGATCTGCGTGTCAGGGTTTTTCCCGAGCGCCCAAGCCGGGAAGCGCCTGCTAAACAGCTCTGACTTCCCGGACCGGGGCGGGGCGAAGATCATCAGGCGCGGTTGCCGCCCGGCCATACAATCTTCGTGGAACCGCTGCAGCGCCGAGGCGACGACACGATTGAACCACCCCTCGATAAAGTCGGGCTTCGTCAGGCAGGTGAATTCGAAAAAGCTCCGACGAGCCAGCTCACTCCTGATTTGGCTTAGCGTCGGAAGCGAGCTTTCCACGGATCGCCTCCAGTTGCCTCAATTCTTGGATAGACAGCTTCGAGAGGTCCATTTCGGAACTGGTTCGGATCACGCCGCCGTCCGGTCCGCTATGCTCGACCCGATCCTTGAACATGCCGAGCGTGCGGCCGAGGTCGACCAGCGCGGCCCGCTTGTCCGCGAGCTTCATCTTGACCCGCCGGACGTCGCGGGCATTCTCGCCGCGCCCTTCCTTGAAGTCCTCGACCGTCAGCTCGACGATGGGGGCCGCCTGCTCCCGCGTCAGGGCGGAGAAGTCGAGGTGCGGGTCGCCATCGGCGCCGATGCGGACATAGTCGTCCATGTTGGCGAAGCCGATGACGGCGAGTTCGCGCAGGACCTTCTCGACCGATACCTCGACGCGGCGGGCGGCCCTGCCCAGGATCTCCTCGATCCGCTTCGCCACTTCCGGTTCCTGCTTCAGGTGCGTGGCGTTGCCGTCGTCGCGGTTGTAGCCGGCCTCCTCGTAGGCGTCGCCGACGGCCATGCCGGAGGCGATGAACTGAGCGAACCGCTCCCGCTTCGCATTCTTGAGGGCGGGCATCGGATCAATCCAGCGTCGGCGCGGTGAGGCCGTAGCGCTGCTCGGCGAGGCGGGTGACCTCCGGCTCGTGCTTCGGCTTGACCTGGTGCGCCGCTGCGACTGCGGCGTGCGAGACGCCGGCGCCGAAGCGGGCGCGGAGGATGGGTTTGCGGTCGCGCATGGCGAGCCTCTCGAATGGGTCCGTCACCTCGCGGGAGCTACTCGCCGTGGGGAAAGCAAAAGAAGGTGGTGCTGACGGCAGGACTCGAACCTGCGGCCTGCCGCTTACGAGGCGGCCGCTCTACCAGCTGAGCTACGGCAGCAATGATGGGTTGCCGCCGGGGCGGTACGCAACACGCACCCGGCGGCTGGTCTCCGACTGGTCAGCCGCTCGCTACCCACCCCATCCCGCGCACATCATGCGCCTTCAGGGCCTAAGCCTCGTCCGCTGTGTCGGAAACCGGCGCGGCCGGAAGCAAGCCGCGCTGATGCGCCGCGGCTAAGCCTGCGAGCGCAAAGGGAACTTTTGGTGGTGGCGGGGGTTCTTGCGGTAGAGCCGCTTCGTCGGCCGGCGCAATTCTTCGAATTAGCCGG